CAAGACCTGGAATTTGTACGCCAGCAACTCATCGTTGCGACTGCAGATCTGAGCGGGGCGAAGAAAGGGCAGTTGATGGCCTGGCTGGAGAACGCCCAGTTCGACACGAAGACCTTTAAGCGGAAGAAGCCCAAAGTTTGGGACGAAGAAAGCGAGAAATGGGTGCCGGTTGATACCCCGCCGATCCCCGGCAAACAGTCACACGCGAAGGGCTCGCACATTCCTCTGGTTCAGCCGGTCGAATACTCCACAGCATCGTGGCGCCGGGCGGTCCTGTCCCTCGAGGAGCACCAGAAAGCATGGCTGCTCTGGAACTACAGCGAAAACACGCGCTGGGAGAACCAGGTGGCGATCACCCAATGGGCCTGGGCCGAGTTCAGGGCGCAGCTGGGCACCAGGAAAATTGCCGGCAAGACCATGGACAGGCTGAAGGCGTTAATCTGGCTGGCGGCTCAGGACGTCAAAGAGGAACTGGCGGGGCGTGACGTTTATCAGCAGCAGGATCTCGCAGCACTGTGCGAAGTGAAGCCGGACAACTGGAGCCATAACTACGTTGATTACTGGCGCACCATGCGGGCAATCTTCAGACGACTTGATAACGACTCTCTACTTTGCGCAGTGAGAACACGATCACAACATAAATCAGTAAATTCGCAGCAAGGTATTGCAAAAGTCAATCAAATGCGCGATATTTGAGTCTACTTTGATATGCTGCCAAAAATACATCGGCGGCACAAATGAAAGCCTCGCACTGCTGCGGGGTTTTTTTATTAGTAAAGAACTAATTTTTTCTGATAGTTGTCCGATAACACTTCCGGTGCTATCAGGTTTGGTTATTCCCTTGTCGAAACCTTGCTTGATAGATTAGTTTGAGTTGTTTTTAAAGGGATGTGTATGGGACGAAACCTTTCAAATTCGCAATTAAAAATACAAAATTCCGTAAATATTAAATCTTGGATTTTTGGTGCTCTTTCCGCAGGTGTCTTGGCTTTTATAGCGATACATTTTCTTCCTAAGGACTCATTTCTACGTATTTCTAGTTTGATAGCATTTACCGGTATTGCGTTAGTCCCTGCTCAAAAAATCATCTATCACGTTTTGGCTGCTGATTCCCGGTGCAAGTCCTGCAATACAAATTTTTCTGTTAAACGTGTTGATTCATTAAAGGAATTTATTTCCGCGATACCGCGTAAAAACATCAAGAATATGGGAATAGTCGGAGGTCATGGCCCTGACGTAGGTATGCATGAATCTTGGACTGAAGAACGTTACAAAATTACAGATACCTTTGCTTGTGTAGAATGTGGTGACACGCACTCGTCTTCCCGCGTAACCACACAGCGAACAGGATATACAAGTACAAAAGTACGCAAATAGTAATTTATCTTTGTTGGTTTCTTATGAAGGCTGCTAAAAGCAGCCTTTTTCATTTCCGGCTCAAGAAATAATACTCAGTAAACCTCTTTGTCAAATCGTCCTTAGGGCCTGATTCCTTTCAAACTCACAACACCCGCTAATTACGCGAGGTGAGAGCATGTTTCGAATGGACAAAATAACCACCGGCGCCGCTTATGGCGCCTCTGCGGGGAGCGTGTTGAACGGCATTCTTAACGCATACAGCCCTGAGCAGTGGAACGCCATCGGCGTGCTGGTGGGCATCGTTGTCGCTGTTCTGACGTACCTGACAAATTTGTACTTCAAAATCCGCGAAGATAATCGCCGCGACAGGAGCCAGAATGAACCCGACACTGAGGAATAAGCTGGTGGCCGCGATTGCTGGCGGCTCGGGAGCCATCACGATTGCCGCAGTGATGCTGGGCAATGCTGACGGGCTGGAAGGGCGACGGTATTACGCGTATCAGGATGTCGTTGGCGTCTGGACTGTATGCGACGGGCACACTGGTGCTGACATTCGCCGCGGTCACCGTTACACCGACAAAGAGTGTGATGCCCTGCTGCAGTCAGACCTGCGCAAGGTGGCAGCGGCCATTGATCCGCTTATTAAGGTTCGTATCCCTGAGACGACGAGGGCGGCGCTCTACTCATTCACCTACAACGTTGGCGCTGGTGCTTTCAGCAAATCCACGCTGCTGAGAAAACTTAACGCCGGTGATGTGCCGGGGGCCTGCAAAGAGCTTCAGCGCTGGACCTATGCTGCTGGCCAGCAATGGAAAGGCCTGGTCACCCGACGCGAGACAGAGCGTGCGGTCTGCGAGTGGCAGCAAAAGCCGCAACTATTCAACGGTGGCGCCGGGCCGCTTAAGCCCAGCGTCCAGGCATCTGCACCAGGGGGGTTCTGATGAGACTGCATTACCTCATTGCTATCGCACTATTCATCCTCTGCCTGTTCGGCGGGGCTTGCTGGTCAGCTTGGTATTACAGCGACAAAGCCAGCCGTGAAAATGCCCGGGCTGATAGCGCAGAGCAGCAGGCCGAATCGGCAAATATCGTCACCGCCAACATAATTCAGGCCGTGAACATCATCAACGCCATTTCAGAGGCCAACCAGGATGCAAAGAACCAGATCGCACTGGAGTCACAGGGAGCCCAGGCAGATATCAAAGTGGCTATTGCGAATGATGATTGCGCTCGTCAGCCTGTGCCTCCTGCAGCTGCTAACCGGCTGCGGGAATTCGCGGATAGTTTACGTAAAGGCTCCGGTGGTGCCGCTTCCGGCAAACCTGACAGCTGATACGCAACAGCCAGCCATTCCCGAACCATTGACCTATGGGGCCAGTCTGGATCTGAATGTGAGCCTGCTGTCGGCGCTGGGTCAGTGCAACATCGACAAGGTCAGCATCCGAAAAATTGAAGAATCACGGGCCACGCAATAACGGGGCTTTTTACTAACTGAGGAAACCTGATGAGCGAAGCAAAACCACAGGATGGCAGCACCGTTAAGGGCTACCGCACGTTAACACCTGGCGACATTGAACGTATGAACCGCCTGAAGGACGTCAGTCGTCACTTCTGCAACCTGCTGGATACCGAGCGCAGCGAGCTGCTTACTGTCCGTAATGGGCCAGCAATGCTGAGCACTGAGCAGGCACGTGAGATTGATGACGCACTGCGCTGCCTGTCTATTGCCCGCACCAAAATGCAAGAAGCCTGCATGTGGGCCTGTCGTGCAGTAACACGTCCTGACTCTGATTGTTAAGCCATTCCAAAGCTCATCTGCGGGTGGGCTTGATAATTGCCGCTTAAATGACTAGGGATAAAATTGCCTCTGAAATATGGTAGGTAAAACCTGACATTCAGCTACAATCATTAAACCTTTTTCCTAAGAGGCCGTAAAATGCTTGAGGGAAGGTTAGAAGGTATGCTCTGTGGAAAATGTTGTTTTGCGGTTTATGGGAAGGAAGAATTTATTAGTAAACTCATAGATCATCTCAAAAACAGCACTGCAGTGTCTTACGATGTAAGATTCATCGGTGGATTGGATGTCATGGGTAGAACGAAAATAGCTATAACAGGGAAAATTACAGAAAGTATGTCTCTGGAAGATTTCCGAACTGTTTTGATAAGTTGCTATGCACCCAGCGCATAAATCCTCACAAACCGCCTTCGGGCGGTTTTTTTATTGTATGAAGAAAACAATGAAGTGATAAAGCGGCCAGACCGCAGCAGCCGAAAGGCGGCTATCGCAGGGTAATGACCTGCGCCCGAGTCTCCGCGTTGAGAGTCAGCTTTGCATCTGGTAAGGGTTAATAAGAAAAGAAGTGCCAGTGACGCAGCGTGATCGCCAGTCACGCACTGGTTATAGCTAACGGGGAGCAGAGACGAACCGGGGTGATGAACTCAAGGGCATGAGCGTGGCCACTCCAGGTAGTGGCAGTCATTCAAAAGCTCAGCTGCGGAGGCTGGTGGGTTGTGTCAAACAAGTTCACTAATGCAACATCCGAGAATAGTTAGCAGATTATTAACTCGGTGATTAAGTGCTAAAGTGATGGGTGCTTGTGGTTAAAAAATAGCCAGTCGTGGTATGATAGACCTCACTCTTAGAGGGGTTAAAAATTATGTCATTCTTCGATTACGCACTTAAACGCGTTGAAGCGGCGACCAAAACAACAGTGACTTGCCCGATATGCGGTCATGACTCTAATCACCCAGCAACAAAAGTACGCCAGGAGCAGGCCTTGCTCTGCCCTAGATGCAAATCACTTTTTGTCATTCACAGATAATATGCTGACCTGCTGAATATAACCGCCTCCGGGCGGTTTTTTATTGCCATTACCATGGGCAGACCCATCGTAAAGGCTTTAGCGGATCAATCGTAAATATGCTCTGCAGGGGGATAAAAAGGAGTAGGACATGGCACTTGATGCACAAGACAAAGCCAGATATCTGATGTTCAAAGGCGCTTTAAGCGAACTGCCGGAAGAGATGCGCGACAAAATCGAAGCCACCTCTGAACGCATCCTTGCAATCCTCAATGAGGATGTCGAAACAGGCCAGGCTGCGGTATCGCTGGCGGTATTTAAGGTGCTCGAAAAGGATTAACAGCTTATGGCAAAACCGGACTGGGGCGTGCTTCAGCAACGGTTCCTGTCCGATCATGCCGAAACCGGCGTATCACCGAAGGAGTGGTGTGAAGCGCAGGGACTGAACTACGCGACCGCACGTCGATATCTCAAAAAACCAACTGCGCAAAATGCGCAAAAACCTGCGCAGAAGAAATTGCGCACTGCGCAGAAAGAAAACTGCGCAGAAGAGCTGGTGGATGATGAAGGATTAACGGCTCAGCAAAGGCGTTTCGTCGCGGAATACCTTAAGGATGGCAATGCCACTCAGGCAGCCATACGCGCGGGATACAGTAAAAAGACGGCCAATGAGCAGGGAGCGAGGCTGTTAGCAAAAGTTAGTATTGAGCAAGCTATTGCGCAGCAGCAGAAAGCCTCCATTGAGCGCACTCTCGGCAGTGCTGATAAAGTCCTTGCCCAAATGTGGCAGCTCGCCACTTTCGATGCCAACCAGCTCTCACAGTATCGCCGCGGCGCCTGTCGCTATTGCTGGGGCTTCGGTCATCACTACCAATGGCGCGACGCTGTTGAATTCGATGAGGCTATCGCAAAGGTTGAAGGCAACGAGCGAGCAAAACTCCCGGAAGATCCTGGCGGATACGGCTATGACCACAATCGCGAGCCTAACCCTGTCTGCCCACGCTGCAATGGCGATGGAATAGGGCAGCCATACTTCGCTGACACCCGAAAGCTTCCCCCTGATGCAGCCCTGGCTTACTCCGGTGTGAAGCTGGGCAAGAATGGCGTTGAGATAACGGCCATAAACCGTGAGCGCATGTATGAAGCTGTGATGAAGCGCCTGGGCTTGGCTGATAGCGAGTTTGCGCAGCGACTGCAGCAAATTGAAATTGAGCGCCGGCAGCTGGAGGTGGAGAAACTCCGCAAAGAGCTGGCAGCCGATCCTGATGATGATGTCCCGGCACCAGTTGCAATCAACATTAACGTGGTAGACGCGAGGGTTCGTGATGATAGCGCCGACGCTTAATGTCCCCCAGGCGCGTTTCCTCGCTATGCCGCATAAGTTTAAGGCCTATGTTGCCGGGTTCGGTTCCGGTAAGACGTGGGTTGGCTGCGGCGGTATCTGCAAGGGAATGTGGGAGTTTCCCAAAATCAACCAGGGCTACTTCGCACCAACTTATCCGCAGATCCGTGACATTTTCTATCCGACAGTGGAAGAGGTGGCGTTTGACTGGGGGCTGAAGGTGCAGATTAACGAGAGCAACAAAGAGGTCCATTTCTACGCCGGGCGGCAGTACCGGGGAACAACTATATGTCGCTCGATGGAGAAACCGGCCACGATCGTCGGGTTTAAAATCGGCAACGCGCTGGTGGATGAATTGGATGTGATGCCCGCGCTCAAAGCGCAGCAGGCATGGCGGAAAATCATTGCCCGTATGCGCTACAAGGTCGCCGGATTGCGTAACGGCATTGACGTCACCACCACGCCGGAAGGGTATAAGTTCGTTTACCAGCAGTTTGTCAAATCAGTACGCGATAAGCCTGAACTGGCGACCCTATATGGTCTGGTGCAGGCCTCCACGTTTGATAATGAAGCGAACCTTCCGGATGACTATATCCCGTCCTTACTAGCGAGCTATCCGCCGGAGCTTATTAAAGCCTACCTGCGCGGGCATTTCACTAACCTGACCAGCGGCACCATTTATCACCAATTCGATCGCAAACTGAATAACTGCGCTGACGAAGAGCACCCAGGTGAGCCGCTATATATCGGCATGGACTTCAACGTTGGCAAGATGGCGGCCATCGTTCATGTGAAGCGTGAAGGGTTGCCACGCGCGGTGCGGGAGCTTGTGAAGGTCTATGACACCCCAGCGATGATCAAACGCATTCAGGAAGAGTTCTGGCGCTATGAGAACGGCCGCTACGTTGCCAGCCGTCAGATCTACATCTACCCGGATGCTTCCGGCGACAGCCGTAAATCCAACTGCGCCAGCCTGACCGATATCGCTCAGCTCAAAGAGGCGGGGTTCAGCGTCATGGTTAACGCTTCCAACCCGCC